AACTTATCGGCGTCACTTTTTCTGTGCTCCTGGACAACTGGGTGATTGCGCATAATGTCCTGTGGTTATGTTTAGCGCTGCCTCCCTGCTAACTTGCGCAGCAGCAGGGAGCCCTGCAAGGGGCGTTGAATATAACCCGCATTATGCGAAATATTTTTTGTAACAGTGACTATATTTCCTTGTATTAATGGTAACAGTGACCGATAATCTAATTATGGTAACAGTTACTCAAAACAAGGGAATTAACATGAAACTTACCTGCACCAAATCAGGACTTGGCATTGAAGCCGGCAAGCAATATCCCGTCCTTTCTGATAACAAGCTCGCTTGGGTTATCGTCATCGGTCAGATGGAAAAAAAGGTAACTAAATCAACTGGCCTTTTCGCTGGAGCCCCTAAAAATGGCCCATCATTTGAATTGGTAACAGTTACTGAAACTCAGCTTGATTTAATCCCTCAGAAGCGGGGCAGGGGTCGCCCGGCTACTGGCAAGGCACTCACACCAGCCGAAAAGCAGGCTCGTTATCGCGCCCGTCAGGCTCAAAAAACGGTAACAGTTACTTTTAATCGTTCCGACATTCTCGCCCTCAAGATTCTATTGGCACAAGCTGACCTTTCAGGTGTGCTTCCTGCTGAATCTATCGATAGACTTGCCAAGGCTGTCTTTGATGCCGCGCTTTCCTGATTCTTTCAGGGGCTTTAGCCCCTATAAGGCGGCCCACCTTCGCCTAATGTCGTGACGTAGGTAGGCCCGCCGCAACTTCTTTGGAATCTTTCCCTGTGGCAGTGTCCACCCCCTTCCCTGCAAAACCGGTCTTTAATGCCCGAATATGCGTCACCCTCGCATCCTCCTGTCGTAGACAAGCTGTAGCTGACTTCTTGCACTGGTTTGCTTGTTTTTTGGGGCTGCGATTTTCAGCCCCCCGTACAGTAATACGGGGGGAATTCTAAACCACCCAGGCCAACCTAGTGCGCCCTTCTTTTCAACTGCGATCGCAGGGAGCTCAATCCCTTTTTGCTTTCATGTCCCTAACCGCCTCGTTCAGGTACTCATCGAACAGGTAGTTTGCAACCTCTGTCCACTTTACGGATACGCCTCTTGCATAGCTGATTTCTATGGCCGCTCTTTCGAGTGCCATTTTTCTCTTTTCTGCCACCCGCAGTGACGTGAACTTTGCTTTCTCTGTCATTGCTCTAGACCTCTATTTGTGCGCGTGAATACTAGACTACGGTCACACATTCGACACATGGATGTATGTATGCACGAATATTTTGCTTGCATTAATGCATCGGGTTGTCTAAACAATGCATGTATACATCAATACATGGTTATGCAGCATGTCCACTTTTGAGCGAAAGGTCTACTGGCAGGACGAACCGACAGGCGAGGTTTCCGCTTGCATCGCGGGTGATGTCGAGTTTTTCCGCAACCTGAACGACATCATCCGTTATCTCGATGTGACTTATCCGGATTGGGACTTTGAGTTGGTCGAAGTGACCCAAGAAACGTGGCTCGGCTTCTATGAACAGGGAGTGTTCTTCGATGACTGGCAAGCGTAATCAGAAGCGTAAGCAACTGACCAAAATCGACTACATGAGCTTCACTTTTGCTCCTTTAGAGCTTCGCCGCATGACTGAGCTCGCCAAGAATGGCGCCATTCTCAAGTGCATCCCGCGCATGAACTCGTTTGAGCAATCAATCCTTTCGACAATCCGTCCACTGACTGGCAATCCGGATTATTTCTACTGCCGGAAAGAGGGTGATTCGGTGATTCCCGTTTCATCTTCTGAGGTTGATGAATTGCGCGGTGTTCTCACTGCATCCCATTTCATGACCATGGAGCACCTGATTCGGACTCATTATAAACAGGGCGCTAATGTCCGCTTGCTGGATGAGGCTCGCCGTGTTTTTAACCAGTTCTTTAGCGTTTCAGAATTCGAGACATACCCTGATTTGTCGTTCCATGAATCGTATGCCGAAATGATTAAAACTTACGGTGTTCAATGGCTTGACCATCTTTGCCGCGCTGAGCTGACCCAGTTTATGGATATGCTCAATAACGATATTGGTGTGCCCATTCCAGCACCTCGTTTTTCACTCAGGGAAAGAAAAGGGGGCCTTTATGGGTATTCCGCATCTGCTGATATTTTGCTTGACGGGCTTATGCCATGTGGCGTTGTGGCGTGGGGCGCCATCAACCATGGTGTTATGGTCTCTTTTTCGGGCGCTGGCTGCGACTGTCTTGATTTCGTCGCTTTGCGCAGGGTCTTGTCTACTATTCCAGGCGTACGTATCACCCGAGTTGACCTCGCTCTCGATGATTATGATGGTCGATTCATTCAGTATGTTGGTGCTGTTGATGCTGCTGAGTCCGGTCTATTTCATCCTCAACGCGGTCAGTCGCCTTGCTGGATGGCAATTCAGTCCGGAAATATTATCCCCTCGCTTGCGAAAGAACTTGGCAAAAGGTTCGGCCTCATTGCGGATAAAGGGTGTTCATTCTATGTCGGCTCCCGCAAAAATGGAAAATGTGGCCGAATCTATGAAAAAGGATTGCAAATGCAGTCCGAAGATTTTCCCAAATGGGTGAGGGCAGAAGGGGAACTTCATAATAAAGACCGTGAAATCCCGCTTGATGTGCTCGATTATCCAGATGATTATTTTGCTGGCATGTATCCAGCCTTTGAAAAATGGTTAACCGAGATGCATACCGAAGATGTAATTCCGACTCGGGTTATTACATTTAAAAACAAATTTAAAACATGTCGTGATAATGCCGTCCATAACATGTCCAGAATGGCAGGCCGTTTAATCAACTGGCTTGCCAATGTCGAGGGGTTGTCGCCTGATATCATCATCAAGCAAATGACAAATCACCTTGAAGATACCGATTATCCTGCTCGCTTGTTGGCACCACCGCCACCAGAGCTTGATTATTTACCGATTTTTGAGCCACAACTAGGCTAATTCAACGAGGGTAATATTATGTCCAAAATGTCTGGTGTTGTACTTGCTCGCATCACTCACGGTGTCGGCGTTTCTCACAAGTCTGGCAAGCCCGTTCCTTATGATTTCGCTCAGGCGGAATATCTGGCACCGGCTTCCAATATCGACAAACCGGAATGCAAAATCTCCAGCTGGGGATTCGAGCTCAAACAAATTGGTGTCCGCAACGACACCATGACAATCAAGGCCATGGGTGAGGCTCCGAAACTGGTCAAAATTGACCTCATTCTCGAACCTGATCCTCAGAATCCGACCCGCAACGTTGTTGTTGGTTGGGAACCCTCAAAAGTTTCCTGATTAACGGTAACAGTTACAAATTTATCCGTTTCCTGCTCTCGGTCAGGGCAGGGGACTTAACCAACCCCATAGGGAGATACGACCATGAAAAATACCATTCTGAATCTGAAACGTGCCGCTGGTGCCTTGGCTGTTGCTGTCATCGCCTCCGCCCCGGCTCACGCCGCCCTGGACACCGCGATCTCTACCCAGATGGATGACGCCAAGACTGACGTTCTGGCGCTCGGTGCCTTGGGCCTCGGAATCGTCATCGCTATCGCCGTCTATAAGTACCTCAAGCGCGGCGTGTAATCCTCAGGGGGTCACCATGGCATACCAGTACAAAGGGGTTTGCTATGGCGACCCCGCTTCTTTACTTACTGCGATGGCGTCCGACATGTCGGGCGTCTCTATTGGCCAGAGCGGCCAGCCTATCTATTACCAGACTACCGTTCACGGTGAACAGCTCACCACGTCTAGCACTGCTGGATTTACGGTAACTGTTACCCCTCAACTATATGAATGCCAGCTTGTGACAATGCAAGATGCCGCCATCTTAAACGGTGGTGTCATTCTTCTTTGGGTAACAGCCTTTGCCTATGTCGCTATGGCTCGTTCAGCAAACGCGGGGAATTAATATGACCGTTGAAGCGATATACCTCACCATTGGCATTCTTGGCGCTGCCGCTATTTTATTCGGGAGGCTGTGATGCGCTTGATACGTATTTTCCTGTTCCTCCTATTTATTAGCCCTTCAGCTTTTTCTGCCTACACCGAAATGGTTATTGAAGGTGTTAAGCAATCTAATGGCGTCTGGACAACTGCTGGCGTGATGGATACTCAGGGCTTTGTTCGCACTACCGGCGCTGTTTCTGTTATGGGTGCCACCCGAAATCTACCTGTCCAGTTTTCTGCCTCTGTCGCTTCAAAGACTTTATTTAAGTCAGTTGTTCGCAATATGGGGCCTATAGCAATCGCCGCTGTTGGTGCCATGGATGTATATGATTGGTATACATCTACCAATTTGGAACCCTGCCCAAATGAGGATAAATTTTGCGTTAAACAGCAGCCTACTAACACCTATGACCCGGCAGCTTATAACCTTGGTTATTATTGGTATTACAGCTCAATTAATGGCGGCGTAAGAATTGCTTCCACTCCCCACCAAGTTTGCAATACTGAGGCACCCAAGCGCCCAAGCTATTATGCCCATACACTTACCTTTTCTGGCAGCAGTGCTAATTGCGAGGTTGACCGCTACGTTAACGGTCAGCATTATTTTTCAAATTATCCTGCCGAAATGCGCTCCTGCGCCACACAGCCCGTTTCTGGCTCATCCTTTTTACCTAGTTGCAAAGGTGATTTGGTAGACCCTTACGGCCCTCAACCTGTATATATGGGCCCCACTGAATTTGATTTGCTACCTATTCCATCACCCGAAGTTTTATCAGATGGCTTTAATAAAATCCCTCAACTCAGAGACCAAGGCGTACCCTTTGACCCCCTTTCCACAACTTTTACCCCTTATTCTGAGTGGTTGGGACAGCCTTATTTTAAAGATGGTAATTGGTTTCGTGACCGGATGGATATTTCTCCCTGTCCTACATCATCACAACCAACACGCGTTTGTGTTGATATTGGCCCACAGAAATTTGAGGGTGCAACCGACCCGCAAACAATACCCTCTCAAGCTACCGACACGGCCACTGGTACAACCCCCAAGGAAAAACCTAGTTTCTGCAAAGAAAACCCGCAATCTATCGCATGCTCTGAACTTGGCGAGCTTGAAGATGAAGAAATAACACCCGATGAAAGACCATTCCATATAACTCCTGAATCTCCATGGGGTCAGGGCAGTGCATCTTGTCCAACTCCTGAAACTCAAACCCTTAGAACTGGCGCAATGGTGACTTTCAGTTATCAGCCAACTTGCGACTTTTTCAGTTCCATTAGGCCTGCGGTTATTGCCGTGGCTTTCTTGGCAGCGCTTTATATTGCGCTTGGTATCCCGGCAGGGAAGGGGGATTAAATGCCGCTTGCTGCGTGGTTATTGTCGATTGCTACTCCTATTGCTGTTCGTGTTCTGGCTCAGCTCGGGGTTGGTATCGTCTCTTATATCGGTGTTGAGGCTGCTGTCAGTCAGCTCATGTCATTGGCCCGCACCAGTTGGGCTGGCTTGCCGTCCAACGTCCTCCAGTTTATGGCCATTGGCGGCTTTAATACCGCCCTTGGCATCATTGCGGGTGGCGTCACCGCTCGCTTGGCGTTACTTCTGTTTAAGAGGTTCTATCTGAAATGATTACTCTCATCACAGGTGTTCCAGGCGCGGGCAAGACGCTTTACGCCGTTGACCAAATCTTACAACCTGAGGCTAAGGCCGGACGCAAACTTTTTGTAGACGGCATACCCGACCTGCTCATTACTCACGAGCCTGCGCCAGATCCCCTTGAATGGCCTAATTGGGCTCCTGAGGGTGCTCACATTGTCATTGATGAAGTCCAGCGCGTGTGGCGTCCTGAGGCTGCTGGCAGGGCCATTCCCGAATCCATTGCTCAGCTTGAGACTCACCGCCATCGCGGTCTCGATTTCACCATCATGACTCAGCACCCGAGTCTCATTCACAGTAACGTTCGTCGCCTTGTTGGGCGTCATATTCACGTTCGTAGGACGGCACTTGGCGTCTATGTGTATGAGTACCCAGAGTGCATGAATAGTCCAGATACGGCCTATAAAAGCGCCCTTACCAAGGTTCGCTGGCCTCATCCCAAACGCTCCTTTGGTGCCTACAAAAGCGCCTCTATTCACCAGAAGGTCAAATTCCGTATACCTCGCGCCGCCATTGTCTTTGTTGCCTGCATCTGTCTTATAGGTGGGCTTGGTTTTTACCTTTACAACCGTGTTCTGAGCCCGTCATCTGCCCCGGTTACCGCTGCAGCTCCATCTAGTAACCTAGCCAGCACCCAGCCTGTTCAATCCTCTGGTGCCCGCGTGAACGTTGTCGATGAGCCTGACATACGGGAGCAGTTTATCCCTCGCGTTTATGGAGAGCCGGCTACGGCTCCCGCTTATGATCACTTGCGCCAAGTTGTCAGCATGCCAGTCATAGCCGCTTGTATTGCTGATGCAGACCGCTGTCTTTGCTACACCCAGCAGATGACCAAGGTTGATATGACCGATTCACAGTGTCGTCAGCACGCAACACGAGGCGTGTTTGACCCGTACCGGGATGCGACGCAGGAGCGCACGGTGCGGGGCGAGCACGACATGGGGAGTGATGAGCCGACTCGTTCATGATGCGTTATCTCTTACCGCCGCCTCTGACGCCGATAACCCAACTTATCGGCGTCACTTTTTCTGTGCTCCTGGACAACTGGGTGATTGCGCATAATGTCCTGTGGTTATGTTTAGCGCTGCCTCCCTGCTA